GAGATAATTGCTTCATACGTTCCTGTATTTCTAGAGCAGATCTGGCACTCATTGTATCGGGTGGTAAACTTTCATCCATTAATATTGCTTTGATTGAAGCTACCAATTCACCAGTTACCATTTGTGAAAGCTGGGTATCACCAGGTCTCGGCAACGGCTTCAAGGATTCTCCCTGTGGGCCACCATTTCTCGCAACAGGAATTATAGCCCCTGGAACAATACGAACAGTATTTGGATTCAAGACCCCATCATCCGAAGCTGTATACACTCCAGCAATAGATAAACTAGAAGATTTTAATATTAGCTCTTTAACTTTGTTTAGAGATTTAATGTCGGGCAGGGCAGTTAATACAGGACCTCGGCCATATCTCTCGCCAGAAGCTTTCATATATCTAGCTATAACCCAAGGAAAAGATTTTAAATTACGATAAACAAGTTCATCTCTACCCATCTCATCAATGATTTGATAATGGCAATTGCCGGTTAACTTGTCATAATAAGTTCCTTCAATAAGATCTACAATTTCTGTTTCATCAGATCCATATCTAGATTTCATTGAATCAGGTATTTTTATATCCGGGAACTCCTGGTCTAGCACACCAAAAGGTCTTTTAATTCTTCGATATACTTTTTCAACTTTACCAAACGGGCCTTCTTCATACGCAATTAAAAACGTAGGAATACAAGTGTATCTTATAGGCTGGACTTCATCACCTGGTTGGATAAGCATGACAGCCGTACCAATAGCAAGCTCAAGTAAAAACTCACCCATAGACATATCAAATTGTGATTGTCGCATGACAGCCGACATTTTTTTGCCGTAATCATCTAAAATTCTTTGAACTTCAATCTGTCTTTCTTCAGGGATTTCATCCCCCGGCATCAATCTACACCATTCACGTTGGGGAGGAAACACACCAGATTGCAGTCTGTTAGCGAATTTCTGTGTAGATTGAATTGCCGTTGAATCAAATACTTTTGACATCTTGTCTTGACCAGGAACATTCCCATCATAGTAACCATCGTAAAGGTTTCTCATTGGCAGGGCATAACGATAGGCATCTTCATAGATTGCTCGCCATTGATCTTTGGCTCTATTAGCATTTTCGTATCGTTTTTTTAATTCACTTGGTTTTAATTTTGTCATGCTTTTTTATGCCTATTTGCAAAGTTTCTTGCACTCTCTTCACTACCAAAACCCCAAGCCTTGAGAGCTAAAGCTTTTCTTGTTGGTCTTCCTTTATCATCTTTCATCGGACCATCCATCCCACCAAACCTTCCGGCAAAACTAATTCTTCTAGGATTAACTCCTTCTTTAACTGGTCTTTTAAGATTAGCACCTTCAGTCTTTTTAAAATGTTCTCGGCCAGCTTCATTAAGACCACCTTTAGGATTTTGGAATTTCTTTGCTACCACTCTTAGGTCTTCCTTTAGGTTTCGGTTTTGGCTTCGGTTTTAAATGAGGATTAAGATCATAAATATGTTTAGGCATATGCTTTACTCTTTTTCATTTTCATTTTACCAGAAGAGTTTAAAGTTTTAACTAGCTTGCCACCAGTTTCACTCGCCATCATCTTCGCTTGCTCCATCCCCGTCTTGTTGTACGGGAAGTGTTTCGTCTTCATCCCCTTGTCCGTTTTGTACTTTACCATCGGCATTGCTTGTCTCCTTTTTTCTAGGATTTCTAGGATAAGACCTCATTATCTAGGACTTCTTCCTGGTCCTAAAGTAGCTTGAGTTGTTTCATTACCTAAAGCCGGGGCATCTCTGTCGGCTGTCCATAACAACCTTTGTCCACCGGTTCTTCTAGATCTAGACCTTGAAGCAATCTTTCTTTTTTCTGTTGCTTCCTGACTTTCAGCTCTTGCTTCTCTTTGCTCTTGAGCTTCTAATTCTTCTTTTGAAGGCCCTGGAGGGGGCTTAGATCCACCAAATATACCACCCATTAAAATATTCTCCCGTAAACGTAGTAGTCGTTGATATCTGGGCCATATTTTTGTAATAGCCCTTCACGATTAAAGTACATCATTTCCATCCATCTGACAGCTTGAACATTGGTTGAACGCACATAGGTTTGTATTCTATGAAGTTTTAATTTTTCAGAAGCATAAGGAAAAAAACGAAGACAAGCTTTGTGAAATACCATTTTCCGGTCGGCTAATTCGGCAGAGGGCAACATCCAGGCTTCAGCTACACCTTTCCACAATGGATACAGGCCAAACATAACAAATACTTTACCATCACACATAGCAGAATAACTCAAGCCATCAACGGCATAGTCCTGAATATGTGGTCTTCCATATCCATCTAAGATCTCTTGATCAAAATCTCTAAATTTAGCCATGTGTATATGGTTTGGTTTAAACGCAACTATCCGATTTTTATGGCCATCAAGTTTCATCACTTGCATCAGTTCTTCGCTTGTGAACATTTATATTTCTCCTTGAATTAATTGTTCTAAGTCCCAATATTCGGTCCTTATATCTCTTGGTTATCTGTCTATTCTTTATTCTTTTAGGCGAAAATATCGAAGTCCTGGCTCGCAACAGTCTGTTGGACATTTCTAGTTGTTCCTCTCGTCATTCGTTTCATTTCTCCACCACCTAAAAGGCAGTAGCCTAACGCATCCCCGACATGGGAATGTTCATTCTTGTTTGGTTTATCCTTGAATCTTTCCTGACCGGCACCGATAGCCACCCTGGTATAATGATATCCACCACCAAGACTTTTTCTTAGTCGTAAACATTTCTTATTTACCAGGAACCCAGGCTTGCCCTGCACCAATCTATTCATCGGCATAGCAACAGCTTCTCTTCTAACCCTAAAATCATTAGTCGGAGTAGGCCGGGCATAAATCCCATGCGTTTTTAAGAACTCAAAGCTGGTAACTTCGTAATGCTGATCTCTAGCACCACCAGCCGGATCTCCCCAAACCATAAATTCAAAGTCCGGGAACCTCATAGCCATCTCACTCTTCAAGACATTTACAAATCTATCCAAGCCCATAGAAAAAGTTACAACCTCATGCAAAACATGCCAGGCACCATTCGGCAGTCGCTGGGCAAATACAGCCGAAGGAGTTAAACCAAAGTCTAATCCAATTTGTACAGGAACATTTTCGACAGCCGTAAGTTCGGCAGACATGGTGCTGTCATCGTATTCTTCCCAGACAGCTTTTCCTTCCTGGACATAAGTGTATTTTCCTTCGGCATAACAACGCACCCAATCTAAATTTTTACCACCAAGCAAAGATTGGTAATAGCCTTTAGGAAGGTTATGAATATTTTCAGCTTTCTCATTTTCTTTAAACCAGCGACCACCGGCAGATATATAACCCTGGGCTTCAGGTATTTCAGCCGGAACATCCTTAGTTTGAACTTCTACAACTCCACCGGGCTGTCTAAAAAACTTCCAGGCAAACTGTCCTTTAGGTGTTTCTTTCTCAGCTAAACGATAATACCAATGATCTGAATCCATCGGGTTTGAATCAAGCCAAATTCCTCTCCAGGTCGTTCCACCATCAGCCATAGAAGGGTATCTTCCCACACGATGCGTTAATCCTTGAATAACAGCGACCGGAAGTTCCCTGGCTTCGTTTACCCAGGCCCCAGTTAGCTCTAATGAAAGCAACTTTCGCACATCCTTGGGCTGATCTAACGCAAGAAATATAACCTCGCAATCAATACCGGAAGCATCTCCTCTAGCCGGCAATTTCAAATGATGCGTAATAGGTGGTGACCAATGTAAATTGCCCCAAATATGCTCCGGAAATAACTCCAACCACGTTTTAATCGTAGTCGTTTTAAGCATAGGATAACTGTTTCTAACAATAACAAACCTGGAATATCTAATACCATCCTTCGGACTAGGTTTTTGCTGTACAGCTCGCTTAAATATCTCAGCACAACAGGCATAACTCTTCCCAGATCCAACAGGACCCATGATACCACGAACAAAACTGTCATCTTTTAAAAATTTCCAGACATTAGGCGAAGTGCTAAAATCTAGATTCATCGCATTAGGCTTCTCCATTAGACGGCCCAACCATGTTAATTTCAATTACACTCGGTTTTTCACTCTCAGGAGTTCTATCCAAGATGCCGGAACTCTTCGCAACCATCTGCAATACTCTAACCTTATCAATCATCTCAACCTCTATCTGCATTTTGCCACTATCACCAACCGGAATAGCCCGGATCTTCCTAATCGACTGCAAAGCATGTTCTGGAATGTCTTTAGGATCTAAAATATTTACATTGCCTTCAGTATCCCAGGTTAAAATATCAGTTATTTTCGCACCAGCTAAACCCATTAAAGCTTCAGCAATCTTCTCCCGGTTCTCAAAAATAACATCAGAGCCTTTAAGCTTCTTCGATATCGCACGAACTCCACCTAAATTACCCATCTTAGGCACAGCCCGTTTACTAGAATGGGACTTCATCATCTAATTCCTTATTCATCCCAGCCTGTTCAGCAACACTAGCTTCCTTAGATCCCATCAATAATAAATTACCATTAAACTGATCTATAACAATCTCAGTAGAAACCTTCTCAGTTCCATCACCAGCCATATATTTTCGGTAGGTTAATTTCCCCTCAACACATACAGAAGAACCCTTGGTGACGTACTTATCAACCACAGTAACTATGTTCTGATTGCGAACTGTTATCCTATGCCAATGCGTAACCTCTTTCTTTTCTAACGTAGCCTTGTCAGTCCATTTCTCGGAAGTAGCTATAGAAAAATTAGCTATCCTATCTCCATTCTGAAATGCCTTTATCTCAGGATCTCTTCCCAAGTTGCCAATTAATATTACTTTGTTTAAGCTTGCCATTCGTTTTACTCCTAATGAAAAAATGGAAAATAATTTTGTGAAGGCCCCTCTAGTACGCAGACGGGTACCACCCCCCAAGGGTGCCTTTTTTTAGCCCGGTAGTTTGTTTTTTTCTGCGTGGTAATCATGTTCTTTTTCCTGGTTGTACACATTCTAGATCAACGTCTAGGTTTTGTATATTTATAATTTAAAGCTCCTGGTCAATGCTTTGGTTATGTCTTTTACAGTAGTAGCTGGCTTCTTCTCAGTAAACACAGACTTGAAGTAACTGAGTGTGTAGGGTGGTTGTATTCCTTCCTTCCTCTTGTACTTCAGTATCTTCTCAACAGTCTTACTAAACTGATCTACTGTTACTCCCATGCCGGCTATCTCTTCAGCCATTGCCTCTTGCCTCATATCCCATCGCCAGCTTCCTCTTGTTCCCATGATAGCATCTAGCATGTCTGCATATCTCTTTGTCATTTCTTTTGCATTTTCTATTATACTATTATTTATAGTTATATTATTAGAGTTATGTATAACATCTGACGTTATCTTTTCTGCACTACTGGTATAACATCTAGTGTTATCTTTTGTGTTATTCCGATCTACATGTTTTATAACATCAGATGTTATCTTTTTAGCATTACCCTTTGCATGATTTATAACATTAGGTGTATATTACTTGGCTTTAACGCACCCTTCTCAATGGGTGATAATAGACCGATACCGATCTTATTCCATGCATCGATAGTCTGTTCTCCGGCCAGGTATTTACTGACAGCATTGAAGACAGATCCATATGCGAAGTATTCTGTTTCATCCTTCAGGTATCGTTGTGTGATGCTTTCAACCAGCTTTAATTGAGCTTCTGATAACCTGGCTTGTTTCTTCTCTTCCTTAACTTGTTCTTTGACCAGGACCTTCATTGTATCTTCTGCCTTGTTCTCTTCTACTCTTGGGTCTGTAGTTGTCATAGCTATGTCATCGGCTGTTATTTCAGGATCGTATATAACTCTCCAGGTTGCACCTTTTCTTC